ACCTTGAAGTCTTCGTACGTGTCGATGCCGGAGTAGTAGACCAGGATGTCCTCGCCGTCCACCGGCTTGTTCTCCTTGTCATGGAGCTGGAGTTTCCAGGCGAACTCGTTGTCATAGCCTTCGTGGCCGTACTCGTTCAGGTAGACGATGGAGGCCGAAGACGGCGGGCGCTGGATGTCGAACTCCATGTTCTTGCCGTCCACGTTACTCCAGAGGGTGTAGGTGTTGCCGTTGTCGATGAAGACCGGCGGACGGAAGGCGGAGTTGAGGAAGATGGAGCAGTAGTAGGGGCCGTGCTCCAGGACGGTGGCAGCCTGACGGAAGGCGCTGCCCTTGAGCATGTCCTGGGCCTCTGCGTCGAACTCGTAGCCGGTGTTCACTCGCATGATACCAGGATCCACGCCGTAGATGGCCTTGTACTCTTCCGAGAAGGTGCCGGCGGCCTGCTCCAGGAGGAACTCGTACCACTTGCTCTTCGCGGTGATGGGCGTGATGGTGATGTCCTTGGCGCGGTCCACTCGACCGGAGAGGTCGATGGTCTCCTGGTTGGTGTTGTAGAAGGCGTTGCGCGTCATGATGTAGACCTTCTTGGCGGCCTTGTCATAGCGGAAGACGCCGCCCAGGATCTTCACCAGGCTGATGAGGTACTCGGCGGGGGTGTGCTTGCTGGAGAGGAGGGACTCCTTGGTGATTAGTGCACCAGAGCGGACCTCACTGGCGGTCTTGTAGGAGAGAGTGTACCAGGAGCGCCCACCGGCGACGAGCCAGCCGGCGTCCGAGGTATAGTTCACGGTTGCATAGGTGAGAGAGGAGGAGCTCATGAGGGCGCCCTTCATGCCGTAGGAGGTGAGCTCGTCCATCTGAGGGGTGCGCCACTGGCCGCGACCGTTGGAGCCCTGGGTGTAGGACTGGTGCCACTGCATGAGATAGCAGGAGACGGCGAGCCGGTAAGAGGTAACACCGGCAGCCTCCACCTCGTAGGTGTCACCGAAGAGGCGGACAAAGTTGCCGACCGGGGCGATGCTTCTGGTCGTGACGGTCAGGCCGTCCCGGTTCAGCTCTCCGAAGGCCGTCTCGTACTCTGCAGCCTTTTGAGGGGAGAAGCCGCAGAGGGTGGCAAGGGCCGACGGAGTACCGGCACTGCAAACGGAGTTCGCTCCCGGAGTGTGGCAGTGGATGGTGGAACCACCGACCACCACGCCGTTGGAAATAGCCAGGAGCTGGGTGAAGACGATGGCGTCGCGGTAGTAGTTCGTCCTGGAGCTGGCCTGGCTTCCTTCGCGGTGATAGGCGGAGGGGTAGACGGTCTGGCCGGTGCTCAAGGAACTGAAGCGAAGGTTCACGCCCAGGGACACTGTCGCCTTGATGGTGGTGCTCGTGTCCACTTCCTCGGTGATGGTGGGGCCGACGATGTAGGTGTTCACCGCCGAGGTGACCGTCTGGGGAAGGGTGTCGAAGTGATACTGGCCCTCCTCCTCCTTGATGGAAGAGAGGGAGGGCAGCATGGGGAGCGTCTTGTAGAGTCTCCGGAGGTCGGTGATGAAGTCGCCGTCCACCTCGACCTCGAAGCCGCCGTTGTTGGCCGGGTTCTTGATGGCCCACATGAAGGCGTTCATGTGCAGAACCGGGCGCTGGAGGTAGGAGCGCAGATCCTTGACTTCCCACTCGGTGTGGGGCTTGGCCAGGTTCACCAGGACGGTGCCGTCGCCCTGAGCGACGTAGGTGACGCCGTCCACCGTCTTGGAGGAGCTGAGGCCGACGCTGGTAGCCTTCACGACGGCCTTGTCGGCGGAGAAGTTTCCCTCCGGGTAGCCGTTGTAGGCCGGGGCGAAGTTGATGACGTCCCAGATGGAAGAGGGAGCGACGAGGCCGTTCCAGTTGACGATGCGGTCCCAGGCGGCCAGCACGTTGGAAGCGTTTATCTTGAAGTCCAGCTCGCCGACGCCTCCACCCAGGTAGTCCAGGCTGGCGAGGGTGCGCTTGTCTCCGTTCTCGTCGTAGCTGAGCGCGTAGAAAAACTCACCAAGGCCACCGAAGAGGGTGACCTTGTAGGCGGCGACCATACAGCCGCGACGGATGACCGAGTCGAGGCGGATGTAGCCCCTCTCCAGCACCTCGCCCAGCTCGTCCAGGATGGTGAAGGCGGTGCGCCTGCCAGGGGTGAAGCCGTTGGTGCTGATACGGTCAGTCCGACCGATAAAGCCGAAGATGGCGTCGTTGGTCGGAGTCCCTGGGAGGGTGATCTGCTTAGAGAAGGAGTTCTTCACCACCGTGGGGTTCTCCAGGTCGGTGAGGGCGTAGTTGAAGAGGACCAGCCCCTGGTCGTTCAGGTCCGCCCGGTTCTCGCCGATGTAAAGGTTGATCTTGCGTCTCATGGTCTTAGCGTCTGAGTCTATCCTGGGCCAGCTGGGCCTCGATGGTGTACTGGTTGAGCCTTCCGTTCTTGTGTTCCGTCGTGGAGTTAGTGAGGACCAGAGGACGGACCACGCCGGCCTTGATGTCGTGGACGTACACCAGCGGAGAGTTGAGGAGGTGGTGCATGTTCGCGCTCTGCTGCTCAGTCAGCCAGCCGGTGTAGAAGGTGTACTTGTGGGCCAGCTCGTTGACGTAGTTGAAGCGTCCCCGGTTGATGGCCGCCTGGTTGTTGTAGACCACGTCGTTGGTGTAGCGCGTCAGGGCGTCGGTCTCGTTGGTCTTTCCTTCCACAGGGAGGAAGTCCCAGCCGCCGTAGGCGTTGAGGTAGTAGAGGATGAAGGCGCAGCAGCAGTCAGGGGTGTAGGTCTCGCCGTTGGCCACGAAGTAGTCGGCGCCCAGGTATTCGGAAAGGGGCACAAAGGTCCACTGACCGGAGCCGCTCTCCTCGTACTCTTCCTCATGCTCTCCGCTGACGAAGTAGTCACCGTTGAAGTCGAGGTTGTAGTCGCCCTCAGCTGTGGAGAAGTGTGCCGTCATGGAGAACTCGCCGTCGTCCGCCCATACCGGGAGGTACTGGAGCGGGCTCACTCTCCTGAGGATCCTGCGGATGGGGGCGTAGTCGTCGTCGAAGGTTGGATCGTAGGACCAGTCCCGGCGGAAGTAGAGGTAGGCGTCAGTGTGGCAGCGCACCCACTCGGTGTTCTTGTATGCGAAGACTCGGACGGCGATGTAGTCGCGGTCGGTGCCGTCCAGGGGCATGGTGGCCGTCAGGTAGGTCGCCAGGACGTCGTTGATGCGGACGTAGAGCTCGGAGTCGTCCGGAGCCGGGAAGGCCCTGCCGGTGAAGACGAGGTTGCCGTCCACTTCGATGCGGTAGAGCAGACCGGTGGCAGGCACGTCCTCCAGGGTGTCCTCCAGCATAACGTAGTAGTCTTTCCAGATGGGGTTCATGGTTTTCTGCTTGTTTCTATGAAATAACAAAAACCCGCTCGCTGTATTTAAGCGGGCGGGCGTTGCGGCGTTACTAATACCAAGGACTTACGAACTTTCACGCCGTTATCTTCTCGATGTACTCGAAGGTGTCGCGGCCGAGGGCCTCGGCGATGAGCTCCTGGTACCGGCCCAGCAGCACGTCTTCCGTCTCCCTCAGGTCGTGCGTCCCCTTCGTGCCCTCCTCGTGGATTTTCCACCGGACCGCGTAGGCCATGCTCTCCAGCTGCTTCTCCCTGGGGAGGTTCGCCTGCTCAGGGCGCGGGATGAGGGGCTTGACCTCCACCCAGTGGATGAGCGGCTTGATGGGAGCCCAGTGGGGCTTGGTGCCCTCCTCCACGTACTTCCAGTAGTCCTGCAGGTTGAGGGAAACCTCCCAGACGGTGCCCTTGCACTCCACGACGGCGGTGACGGTGGAGGCCAGGGTGTTTTCCATCGTGGGGCGGCCGTTCTGGACGAGCTTGTTGACGTAGCCCTGGCGGACGTTCTCGCCCAGCTCCTCCAGGATCTGCTGCAGGTGTGTGAGTCTGAAGAGTTCCATCGTTAGGAAATAACAAAAGCCGGTAAAGTGTAAATCAGTGGCTGAGCTTCCACTTCTCCAGGGCGTCCTTCTCCTCCTTGTCCTTGTCCTTGCGGTATGCCAGGATGTTCAGGAACTCCAGGGCGGGCTTGTCCCAGACGACGTCCCAGGAGCAGCGGAGCGTCTCGCTTACTCGGTCGACGCACTTGATCCAAGCCCAGGGACTTGCCGGAGTATCGTCTCCAGCACCGCCTGCATCTTGGCCCTCTGCGTCAGGCTGGCCGTCTTCGCCGCCTTCTCCAAAGAGGTGAGGGAAGCCTGAATTGATGCGACTAATCTCTCGAAAAAAAAAGCCGAGAGTCCCAGGGCGGCGGGGAGCGGGAGTTCCTTGACGGTGGTCTTGACCGCTTCGAGGTCGTAGCCGTCGTTGTACTTGTGGCCTTCCGGTATGAGGAGGGCGGAGAGGAGGTCCGGGAGCGCTGCGACGCCTCCCTTGCTGAAGGTCTGGAAGTCCACGTACTGGGCCGTTGTTATCTGGGTGAAGTCTTTGGTCGGAACGAGCGACAAGTCCCCGCAAATCAAACGTGAGGGTGCAGTAGCGGGCGGACACTCGTGGCGGAGGAAGTCGGTGTCGGCAGAGAGTACGGCGTAGGCCGGGAGGGGCAGTTCGAGGACGTCCTGCTCGTCGATGCCGGCGAGCTTGGCGATGATGGCGACCTGCTTGTCGATGTCTTCCTTGTCGGAGTGGCTGATGGCGTCGAGCTCCAGGAAGAGGCCCAGGGAAAGGGCGGCGTAGTTGTTTATCATGGTGTTAGCGTCTATTGAAACCGATGGTATAATTGCCACGACCGGAGGCCAGCAGCACGCCAGTGTAGCAGGCGTAGCGCAGGGCGTCGATGCCGTGGTTGAAGAAGTCGATGGGCTCGTTGCTGAAGGTGCCGTCGCTCCGCTGCTTGAAGAGGTACTTGCGGCCCTCGTTGATGAGGTCCACCGAGCGCCTGGTCACGTAGATGGTCCAGGGCTGGAGCGCCTGGATCTGCTCGCGGACGGCGGTCTTCTTGTCGCAGGCCCGGATGTTCAGGCCGAAGCGCTTCACCTCCTCGATGCTCTTCGGCTCAGCGCAGTCAGCCCAGACGGTGGGACCGAGGCCCGGCGCCTGGATGCCGAAGTCCTTCAGGGCGTCGGCGATGTCCGGGTTCGTCATGCCGGTAGTCCAGCAGAGCTGGTCGGCGTAGATCTCCCGGCGGCCGGTGTGAGCCAGGCAGCGGATGACGGTCGTCGGATCGTTTGTGAAGCCGAAGTCCAGGCCCCACGTCTCGATGAAGCCGGCGGCGTCTGGCATGTCGTCCACCACCTTGAAGTCGAAGACCTGGCCCTCGACCTGGCCGATGAGTCCGAGGCCGTAGACGCGCCACCAGTTGCCGGTGCCCTTGTTTGCTTCTATCTCGCGGCGCACTTCGTCCGGGAGGAAGTCGTTGTCCTTGTAGGTGGTGTGGATGAGCTTGTAGCGGTCGCGCTTCGGTATCTCGTCAGTCCCCCAGAAGGGAGCGCTGGGGTTGTAGTCGTAGATGACCAGGCCGGCGGTGCGGACCATGAGCTGGCGGGCGCTCTCCCAGTCGACGCGGTTGGCCTCGTTGATGATGAGACGGTCGCGGGCCGGGCCCTGGAGTTTCGCCGGGGTGTCCGCTCCGAAAAACTCGATGATCGAGCCGGTGGGGAAGGTGTAGATGTTGTCCTGCTTGCTCCAGCGGTTCTCGTCCCAGAGGCCGGCGTCCGCCATGACCAGCTTGAAGTCTCGGATGGCGCCACGCTTCAGGTGCGGGAGGTTCTCGGAGACGACGGAGGTGATGGTGGGGCGGCTATCCTTCGCGCAGAGGAGCGCGGCCAGCTGGAGCTCGGCCATGGTCTTCCCAGAGCGGGCCCCGCCTCGGTTGTCGATGTAGCGGGGCTTGCTCCGGAGTCCGGCGCAGATCTTCTCGAAGGTGCGGGTGGTTTGCATGGTCTACTCCTCGTCCTTTGGTTTGCGTGGCATGGCACCGTCCTCCAGCGCAGCGCTCAGGCCCTCCAGCGCAGGCTGGGAGAGCTTGAGGTCGATGTTCACGCCCTGAGCCTGGACGGTGGTCTCCTGCTTGAGCTTCCACTTGTCCGGGGCGAGGTTAGAGAGGGCGAACTGGAGGGCGCGGACGTCCGGGGCTCCGATGTAGGTGTCGCGGTAGGCCTCCACCGTCTTCAGCTCTCCGGTGCGGGTTTCCCTTGTGCCGTCCTTGTGGACTATCTCGATGCG